TACCAGTATACGCATTCTTTTTTGACTTACCAACAATACGACCGGTGTAGTCACTGGTTGGTAGAGCTCGTGAATGCTCCTTATAATTAGGAGCTTTAATTCCTGCATCCTTTGTTTTGTTTTTAAGTTGTGATGGATGTACACCTCTATCCATAAGCCACTTATCATGTTCAGCTTGAGCTTTTTGCCAGCCTGCTTTACGAAAAGGTTTTTTTCTTTTTTTACTATTGTTATTGTTATAGTAAACTGGCATTAAATGCATGGTCATTTTATAGCTCCAAATAAATTAGTTAAATCAACATAACCATAGTTGACTGCAAATAAAATAAAAAGGACAACCATTATTAAAATTGCATTACGAAAGAACCAGCCAACTATGGAAAAAAATACACCTACAATCAATGCACCAGCTACCGCGAAGAAGAGGAGTTGAAGAAATAGTGGTAGCATTGATTGTATTTCTGATGGACTAGGCATGTGTAGCCTCCAAATTCTGTGGGGCGGCGATCACTCCATCTAACCTTACCGACCGATGAGTCCGCCCCATGGTAAGGTTAGGGAACGTTTTATACTCCACCGATGATTCCCTGGGTAGTTCCGTACCTGTAAATCCCGAAGTGCTTCTAACTCTGCTTAATGCAACTTTTCCTTCACACAACTTGGTGGTTGCTTTCGCTATGTCATTATATTTCTCCATTTTTTTATTTAATTCTTTTTCCATTATAGATATATTCTACCATAGTTTTTCGTAAATGTAAAGGAAAAAATGCACTTAATTGAAAAAAAGTGATTAACATATTAACTAAGTCCTGTTCCTTTGTATTTCATCTGGTCCAGAATTAGTTGATAATTCTGGACTTTTATTTTTAATTGCACGAAGTTCTTCATTGAGTTCTTTAATACGTTTATATAAAGCGTACTTCTCTTTCGTTTCTTCGGCTAATTGCTTTTTTAGTAATTCAACTTCAGTGAATCGTTGGCTCTTCGTCATCGTCAAATTCCTCTAATTTGAAAATAAATTCTATACCGTTATCATTATGAGCCTGATGAACTAGCTTGCCAAGTTCATAGTCTTTATCTTCAACAGTAAATACTATTTCGTTTTCGTCATTAAATTTTTTTAGGGATGCTTTTTTAAAATCTATTATATTTGATTTTTTCTTAGGCATATTAAAACTCCTTTTCTATTATATTAATTCTACCACACTTTTAACTAAATGTAAAGGAAAAAGTGATTAACTTGTTAAATGTTTTGCATGAATTCTACAACCTATAAAGTTGTTGTAGTAATCATCTCTAAACAATACATTGTGGTCGAACTGAAGCTTTGCTTCATAATAAGACATTTCGCCTTTTGTTTTACAGAGTTTTAATATTTCACGTTTAAATCCTTCTTGTCCATGTTGTTCCACGAGTTTGCATACTTCATTGGACGAGCTGTAGTAATCTTTCCAGTTTGATTCAATACGTGTTCGTACACGTCTCTTACGTGTTTTATTGATGGGAAGAACTTTAGGTTTCCAGAAGTTTTTCTTTCCAATATACTTTTTGTTGGTATGAAGTTCGGTGATTTGATATACAAAGCCTTGATATTCCTCCGGTGTTATTTCAAATAATTCATTATTATAGTACCACATAAAGTTATTTATTCTTTTTTATAGACGGCACCTTTTAAAACAAGTGGACTATGTGATTGCAATATGGGCGTGCTTATACCAACAGGCAAAGGTTTTGTAGGTTCAAATTTTGGTAGCAATGGTAATAAAATCAAAAAATGAAAAAAGTAATATGCTGTACATAATCTACTAGCAAAAACATACCAACCTTCTGCAGGCATAGCTCCTAAATAACCTAATGCAATACAATCAAAAAATAATATCCAAAAGAATATTTTATATAGTGGTCTGAAGTTACTACTTCTTATTGGTTGTCTATCCAGCCAAGGCAATATAAACAATACAGCGATTGCTCCAAACATTGCAATGACACCGCCTAATTTATCAGGCACTGCTCGTAATATTGCATAAAAAGGTAGGAAGTACCACTCAGGTACAATGTGAGCAGGTGTCACCATAGGATTAGCTTCTATGTAGTTATCTGGATGACCCATAAAATTTGGAAAGAAAAACACGGCCGCAGCAAAGAATGTTAAAAATATACCTAAGCCAAATAAATCTTTTATAGTGTAATACGGATGAAACGGTATTGTGTCCTGTGTTCCTTTTACGTCTATTCCTATAGGATTATTTGAACCAAATCTATGTAGAGCAACTAAATGTAAAATCACTGTTCCTACTATAACAAATGGTAATACGAAGTGTAAACTAAAAAATCTATTTAATAATGCATTATCAACACTAAAGCCACCCCATAACCAAGTTACAAATTGTTCGCCAACTAAAGGTATAGCACTAAATAGATTCGTAATGACAGTTGCACCCCAAAAACTCATTTGACCCCATGGTAATACATAACCCATAAATGCAGTTGCCATCATAAGTAATAATATTAACACGCCAAGTATCCATAGAAGTTCACGCGGCGCCTTATATGATCCGTAATATAATCCTCGAAATATATGTATGTAAGTAACTATAAAAAAGAAACTAGCACCGTTCATATGAATATATCTTATAAGCCAACCGTGATTGACATCTCTCATGATTCTTTCAACTGAATCAAATGCATGATCAACGTGTGCTGTATAATGCATACTTAAAACTATACCAGTGACAATCATTATCACTAATGTTATGCCTGCTAAAGAACCGAAGTTCCAAAAATAGTTTAAGTTTTTTGGTGTAGGATATTCATTGAGTTCATGATTCATAAACGTAAATATTCCAAGTCTATGATCAATCCAATTAACTACAGGGTTTTTAAATTTCTTTTTTCTTCCCATTAAAAATCTACATCTCTTCCGTTTATACTGTAAGTACTTCCATTAAATCCTTTGTCCATCTTTTCTTTATCAGTTAACTTTTCACTGTCAACTCTTTTCGATGGATTGAACTTCTTCGGCTTCGGCTCGTCTTCCACAACTCGGGCAGAAAACAGGTTCTTTATACGATGCCACATAGGAAGTCTCATCGCATTCTTCGCAATCTATCTGGTAATCTTTCAATTATCTCTTCCCTTCTCTTGGCGGTCGCCTTACTCCACTCAGCTATTTCCTGAGTTGACCTACCGCATCCGATACAAAAATCGTTTTCAAGCGTACAAACTTTTATGCAAGGTGAAACCACTTTAGAAATCGATTTCACAGGCGCCACCTGCACAGGCGGCCGCAGCGAGTGTATCAACATCGGTATACTTCTTTTCTGTTATATCTTCTTTCCAATCAATTTGTTTTAAATTTGATTGAATCTTTTTCCATTTATGAAATAGGTAAGCATCTTTTAAACAACCTTCAGATACTTTAGTATCTCCATCACAATAGTTATTTGCAAAGTTTTCAAACCTACGTACCCAATCTTTTCTAGCAGAATTTTCTGAAGACTCTACTGATAGATCTAAGCCAAAGCCTTGAGCGGTTGAACATGCATCCCATAAATTTGGAAATACTTTAAGTGCATCCACTACTAAACCTGATGCAAATATTGAAGCATCACCATATTTCTTAACCATAGTTTTAGAATCGATGACACCGGTGTTTGGTGCTTGATTATAATCTTTGTCACCAGTCATAGGTAGGAATGAAATACCTGCAAAAGCGTCACGATTCTCATATACATATTTTTCTACTTCATCCCAATCATCGACTATGATTGTATTAGATACGTTATGTCTTACACCTTTGTCAGCACACAACTCTTCGTTAGTGCCAGCTTCAACCCAATGCTTTTGAGCTTTCTTAACTAATTCTAAATGCTTAACACCTAATAAGTCGTCTTTATATAAAGATCCTTTCTTAGGTAATATTGGAAATGAAACTACAACATCTGTTCCACCGGCTGACCAAACTGATTCTTCAACCATATATGGATTAGTCTTCATGATTGCTTGAGTAATTTCTGATTCTTTATTCATCTGCACATTTCTTATATACATATTAGAATGTTCGGCATGAATACCAGATGCAGTTTGTAATAACACAGATGCATTACCACTTGGTTTTACACAAGTAGTTCTTGCTGCTGCATTAATACCTATTATTTGAGAAACTTCTCTATTCACATCCTTAACTATCTGTGCACCTTTTTCAAGTATCTTTTCATTGAAAAGAATATCTGGATTATTCATCCATCCTGTAATTGAAACTCCAAGTAAAGCCTCTCTATCAAAAATAAGTTTTGATGTATCGGTTAAAAACTTAAAGTCTGTGTACCCTGCTTGTAGGGTACCGAGGATAGACGCTGCTCGGCATGCCTTATAAAAGTCTTCCTCGGTATTGCATTTGCCTCCGTTGATTTCAGTTAGGTTACAACCTTGCCAACCTGACTTCTTATTGATCTGCGGATACATACCAATCTCAACACATGGATTTGTAGTATGTTCAGTAGATTCAACGAAGACGAATCCGGGTTCACCAAATTGTTTGACTGATTCCATGATTTTGCCAAACTCTTCTGGTGTGGTCTTATCTCTTACAATAACTGCAGAGTTATTTGACCTTCCTCTTTGAGGATTATCCATAAACCAATTACCAGTTTTTGCATTCATCATTTCTTCATCATCTGGTGAGAAAAGACAAATTGTTGCAGACCTACGAACGCCACCTGATAATACTGCATCTGCTGCATGCATAGTTATATCATAAGCTGTTATAGGTTTTAGTGATAGTGGTTCTTTGGAATCTAATACAATACCTTGTAATAAGTGTTCTATTTTATCTAAAGACCTACGTAAACCATTTGGTCCTGGTGCTTTAAATCCACCAGAGATTTTGGCTCCTTTTGGTCTTATTTGTGATAGATCGAAGTACACTCTTCTTCCTTCGTATTCTGGATATTTACCTCCACCAACGAAGAAGGAAGACATTAATACATCTAAAGCTGAAGCCCAACCTTCAATTGAATCTTCAACTATGTAACCTTTCGCCTGTTTAGTTCTATTTTGAATTTTCGGTAATTTTTTGATGTGGTGTTTTTGTACAGAAAATCCTGCACCAGCACCGCATAATAAGATATAAAATACCTCACCAAAAAACTCCGGCCTATTAATATATGAAGATGTACAATTGTACATTCTCATTTGATGTTTCATTAATTGGTCACCACCAAACTGTAGAGCTCTTTGAGCACCGAGAACTCGTTGTTCTTTATACGCTGTACGTGCTTCTTCTACGTATGGTTGTAATTTATTATTGCTAGTAATATAATTTTGTTCGTGCATATCTATTACACGATCAACAGCCTCATCCCATGTTTCATATCTACCATCGCTCTCTTTAAATCTTGAGTAGCCTTCATAGAACTTAGTTTGAGACAAAAAATCTCTTGTGTCAACAAATTGTTGCATCTCGTTATCCTCTATATTTTTTGATTATCTGTAATTATTATATATTAAAAATGATATTTTGTAAAGGCTTTTTTACTGATTTTTTGAAAAATATTTTTCTATCATTTCAATTCTATCATAAGCAGTTGCCATCTTATCGAGTTCAGCAATTACTGCTTCAGTTACATCACTGTGTTCACCTATACCTGCCGGCATAGTTTGGTATACTTTAATGTTAGCTTTATGTACTTCAAGTTGTCCTTCAGCTTGTTTCTTAGCTGCCAATATTAAATGATCACCTGCTTTCATAATTATCTCCTAAAAACGTTTGCGTTTACTTTTCTGTGTTTGTTCCAAGCAACAAATCCACCTATCCTTAATGCCCAATAAGCTAATTTATTTAATAAATGAAATCCATTAACTTCTATGTTTATATCTCGGAATATTTCATCCGCTTTCTTTTGTGTAATAGTTCCTATAGTTCTCTTTTTATTTATTTTCAATAATGTCGCGTACTTATATGCAAAGTCATGTACTAATCCACCCATTAACAATACGCCTGTAGGTGATAGCCATGTATGTAAGAATTTTGGAATAGATGCACCGTCAAAAGTAAATCCGGCTGGAATGACATACCAATGTCCTTCAGTTCTAAAAGTCCAGTCTTCTACGACTTCCCAATTACGAGTACTCGTTAACCACATCCATATTGCTCCCCAAAAACCTTTTCCGGCTGTAGATATTGGTATAGGTTGTAGCTTTGGCATTTCTTTATATTCAAATCCAATAATGACATCGTCACAGTCAACACCAAACATGTTAACTATAAATCCAATAATAATTAGTACACCAACCACAGTAAATTGCCACCACGTGACAAGTTGATCTATTATGAATTCCATTATTTTTTCTCCTCTTTAGGTTTTACTGCTTTTTCATAGTAAAAAATAACTTCATTTTGTTGTTCTATATATCTTTTTATTTGTTCAAAATTAATTGCTAAGTTCTTAAATGACTGTGGATCCAAACCGTATATAACAAACTCACCCATACCAGCTTTAACTTTTTTGATAACTTCTGGTAAGTTCTTTTCAGTTATTACTGTAATCTTAACATCTAACATCTCTATAGGCTTAACTTTCTGTGCTATAGCAATAGTAGGAGTTATAACCTTTTCAACAGTTACAATTTCTTTTTCTGGTTTCCAACTACAACTACTTAGTAGCAGAGTTGATACCACTAAACATTTTGTTAACCTGTTCATTAATTCTCTTTTCTTGACCTATAGGATCTGCTAAACTATTTTTAATTATATCTGTTTTAGCAAGTAAGTTTGAAATCTTCTTGTTATTTTCTTCAGCAATAGTTAACTTGTTATTTAAGTCTTTAGTTAACTTAATTTGCTTTTCCATATTTTCTTTGAGTGCTTTGATTGTAGAATCTTTTGATTTGATTGCAACTTCAAGCTTTGCATTGTTATCTCTTAATACCGCCATACGTTGCATAGTATCATTATATATGAAATACGCACCATATCCTATACCACCTAGAATAGCTAGGATAAAAATGAAAATGTAAAGCCTAGCCATGATTATCTTCTATGTATTTTCTAAATCGCTTTAGTAATACAGGAAACTTATCTTTACGTCTTCTTCTATCATGCACATAGTTTGGACCCATGGCTGTTGTAGCGGGATTTGGAATTGATGCGGTGCTTGTTGTGGGTACATCTTCACTTGCAGCTTGTGCCGCTCTCATATTTTCTGGAGATGGTGCACCTTTCTCACCTTTCTTTCTCATTCTTTCGCCACGTTTTCTTTTCATATGAATATTATACCACAGTCCTTTATTTTTTTCTTGTATATCTTCTTTTTGCATAGCTTTAGTCTTCTTCTTCATTTTATTTATGAAAGCTCGGTATACGGCAGCTGGTCCAGCTTTACCCATGACACGGGCTCTTTGTTCCATTGCAATGGCAGCTTGAATTTGATGAGCATGTTTTCTACCTGACTTTTTAATTTTAGCAACTGATGCTTTTGCATCATCTACTGTAGCAAACTTCAAACCATGAATCGTACCTTTTGGATTCTCATCTGTATATAAGTCACTGTGTTTTTTACTATTAGCTGGTTGTCCTTTTTTTCTTGGTATTCTTTTTGTCGCTTCCATCATATCTGTGTTTGCACTTTTACCTGATTGTTTAACTACTTTTAAAGGATTACCAATTAATGGTTCATATTTTTTTTGTGCAGCTTTTGCTTTAGCTTCAGAACTATAATAAGCAAACGTATATCTCGATTTTGGTGCACTTGGCTGTACAACAACATGTGAATATGGTTTTACTTTACTTCCTTTTTGCCTTCCACTTATTCTCATCTTATTAACTCACTTGTGGAAACATATATTTGTTTGTCTGTATTTATGTGTGTTGCTTCATATATGTCTACACCAAATACATCGCCTACTGGAAAACAATCATCTTGAATTCTAATTTGATCTTTAGGCCAAACCATTTCAGCACATGTATCATTTAATAATTTTGGATTTTTTACTTTATAGACTCCTGGCGATAATTGTTTTTCATCTAATAAAAACCATTCATTCTTCTCATTTAAAAAATCTAAAACATCGATGTCCATTTCTTTACATATAGTTTTTATTCCTTTTTGGCCGACTTTTTCTTTAATGAGAAAGAGCGCGGACGCAAAAGATCCAAGTCTAGATCCACCCCCTGGAACTTTTGCAACGAGCCTTTTGAGGTTAGCGGCAAGGCGAACAAAAGGAGTATAAGCAGACTTTTTTTCATCATTATCCAATTTTACATCTCTCTGTCTTTTACCATTTTCATCAATGATACCTAATTTATATGCATCCCAATCTTTCCAATCCATAGCCATCATACGTATGAATCGAAAAGTGTATGTTATATCCGCTGCTCTTTTAAGTATTCCCATTAAATCTTCCTTAAAGCATCAACCACTGTAGGGTCCATTGTTATTCCAGTATATTCATCATTTTTAATATATCTTAAAAATATTAAAAATGGTTTGATCACCGGCCAATGCTTACCTTCTAACTTTAACTCCAATATATTCAAAGCAGCTTCAATACCAAACATATTAAATATAACAATTAAATGATTTAATATAAGTCGTTCAGCTAATTCATCAGATTCAATATAACGATTTAATAATCTCTTAATATATTTAAATCTTTTTAAGTCTTCGTGAAAGTCATCAATGTCTGCGAACTTTGGATTATTATAATGCTTAGCAGCGTATAACAATACGTTCTTTTCATTTAGCTCTTTAAATCTCAACATATAGTTATATATTAAGACTAAATAACTTCTTTCAATTCCTCAATCAAATCAGCTTTATTTTTTCTTCTATCAAGCTCTATGCCGTGTTCTCGACCAATTGCTTCAAGTTCAAGTTTAGTTTTACCTATTAAACTATCTTCTTCTTCAGTGATGTCTCCATACAATTCATCTTTAGCTTCTTGAACGTTAGTTGGAGATTCTTTTAACATTGTAACTTCTGGTTTAATACCATAGTACTCGTTAATGTCATCTGCACTTATTTTTCTAGAAACTAAAAGTTCATTAGTTCTTGGATGTCTCCAACCTGCTGGAGTTGGTATTGCATCTTTCTGAAAATTTGGAGGTGATATAGCCATAATTATTTTCCTTCTTTATTAATTACCTTTTCAACAGCATCAAGTAAATTTTTATTTACTTTTCTGCCAAACATTCCATACTCTTCTTTTTTAGTTTTAGCAGAATGATTTGTATAAACATGCGATCCATGCGAACCGTAGTCTTTATCGTGCTGACCTGATTTATGATAATTCAAATTGCCTAATTCTTTATGATCATCTGGATGATGTTGCTTTAATGCTTTAGCTATTTGATGATCACTGCCATGGTATGATATTCCTCCACCTGAATGAAATTTAACTTTGGCACCAGTTTTTGCAACGTCTTTTCTAATAAATGGATGATCTTCTTTTTCCACTCCTGCATCTTTAACATGCATAGTTGCTTTATTTGTTTTATCGTAGGCTTCATTTGCCATTGAAGGTTCTTTCATTGGTGTTCCGCCGGGTACAATCTTTTGATCTCCACCTGATACATTGTCTCCACCTGACCTTTTCTTCGCTCTACCCATTTTCTTTTCCGCGGCTTTGGCTGCATTGTCATCATTGACTTTTTTACCATCAGCTGCAACTTCTTTAGGTGTGTTAATCATATCCATAGCACCCTTAGAAGATTTACTTTTATCATGCATTCCTTCCGGCTCAGTGGCACCTTTATAATGCGCTTTTCTATCGCCTTCATATAATGACATTAGTTTTTCTCTGAAAGTCATAGTGCTTTCCTTTTTAACATCATCTTTAATGTCTTTAGTTAATGTTTTAACTTGACCGCTATGAGTAGCAACGGCTTTCTTTAATCCTTTGATTACTCCTTTAACAGTCTTAACATCTTTCTTGTCAAGTGCTTCTTTTTTAGTATCGCTAGTTATAGCTTTTGCTGTATCTTTTTTCATAGTTACCGGATGAGTCTTTCCACCAAAGTTGAAATTTTTCTTACCGGCTTTTGCGGCTGCAGCTGCTGCGCCATGAAAGGCGGTTCTTTCATTTGCTGGAATATCTTCAGGTATATGATACTTGAAATTTTCTTCCATTTTTTTCTCCTTTACATCCATACGTGAGTTACGTAGGTTCCTATAGCTGCGGCTACTGCCACATATACTACTTTATTTATAATGCTAACAGTTCTTGAATTATCATCAACTGTTTTTTGAATTTCGTCTAACTTAACAGAAAGTTTATTTAATCTTTCTCTCATGTTTTCGTGATCGTCTTGTAGTGCTATGATTTTCTCCTCTGCTCTTGCTAAAGAAATCATAGCGTCGGCGAGCTTATCTATCTTTTGCTCTATCCTATCAAGTCTTGATTCAGTTGTCTCGCTTTGAGCCATATTACTGTAATCCCTTAATATTTGTTCTATGAGGTCTTTGTCCATAAATATATTTATGCGATGTCAAAATATTGACACCATAGAAAACTTGACTATACTTTTCTGTCAGGTTTTTGACACTCATTTTCCTTGACCTCTGTATCTTTTAAAATTTCTCTTCTTACTTTTATTCATTGTTGAAGTTATAGGTTTACGACCAATTGATGTACCTTTTTTAACAGGTTCATGTATCGTAACACTTTTAAATAACTTCGCCATTACTCAGCTTTCCATATTGTCCATATACCATAAGCAATTGCAAGTCCTGCAGCAATCTTTGCTAGTGGTGATAAAAATAAAATCATTAAACCAAGAGCGATACATACTGCACCGTCCATTGATGTTCTTTCTTTAATTCTTTCGTTTATCCAATGTTTAATCATTAGTTGTCCACCTTTGCTCCTGCTCGCCATTGGAAACACGACCAATAACGTGCTTTATGTTTCGGACCTGGGTTGTCGCAATTATGTCTTGCACGAAATGATTTTCTTCTTGCTGGATCATCTCTCTTAATACTCATATTAGGATCACCAAATCTTACAACTACTACTTTACCACTTGGTCCTTTTACGTATACTTTAAATTTTTTATTTGGGTTTTCAGAAGTTCTAATAGGATCATTTAATTTAACTGTCTTTCCTTGATATTCCGCTTCTGTGATTTCTAAATTGTCATACAGATCACTGGTTTCACATATGTCATCAATCCATTCTTCTTTAAATTTTTTAAATTTATCCAAACTCATGACCTGCTATCCTTTTCATTTGTTTGTTAAACTCGGCTTGCCCGGGTTTAGTCTTATATAATTTTTTTGTAAGGCTGCTATCTTTCTTGCCTTTAATTCTATATTTAAATCCTTTTGCTTTATGTTCAGGATCTGTAGTTTTTACGAGTCTTCTTTTGTATTGAGCTTCATAAGACTCCGGACCTTTTGGTGCATCTGTACCTTCTTTCTGGCCGGGTGTAATTTTCTTCATAAGCTTTACAGATTCAGGTGTACCGTAATCATACATATACTCTGCAACTTCTCTACCTTGTGCCTTTTGTCTGAATGCTTTTCTTACTTTAGCTTTTTCTATTCTATCAACATCTTTTATCAATGATGGCTGCTTTACAATCTTACGTAATTGTTGTTTTAGTTCACCAGGGGTTTTAGCTTTCATATACATAACTGGTAAACCTTCAATCTCTACTTTAAAGTTTGTATTTTCTTTATTTAGAGCTCGCTTAGCAAGTGCCATTTTAGTATCATCGCGTTTTGCAACTGTAGTTAATATCTTTGCTTTTCTATTAATTTCTTTTGCACGTTTTCCTGTAGTTCTGAACATGTCAGGCTTAGCCTTAGTGCTTGGTCCAACTAAAGCTCTTTGTAATTTTGCCTTCGTTCTTAATTTCATTGAAAGCTCGGCAAATGATTTTGGTCTATTACTTTGGCCAAATAATTTAATAGTGTTTCCTGCAAGTTTTGCTTCTTGAGGTCCACGCTTGGCATCAAGATATGCTGCAATCGCCATCTCTCTTCTTTTCTTTTCGCTCTTACCTTTGAACTGCGGTGCCTTTGACTTTTTAAAGTCTTTGATGTAGGAACCTATTCCGTCTTTTGGATCTAGTGGCATTTCTTATCCTTTATGGTTTCTTTGGAAACTTCATTAATGATGGCTGGACGTTTTTAATTTTACCTGCATCTTTAGCAGTTTCATGTGCTTCACCAGTGGCCTTATGAGCTGCGGCAGCAGCACTCTTATATTGCTTTGAATCGCCACCATGTTTTTTATGCGCATCAGCAGCTTCTCTATGTTTTGTTGCCGCTTGATGATGTTCATCAGATGCAAAATCGTGATCAGAGCTTCCACCATTTGTAGACTCACGCTCATGAGCACCACCATGGTCGTCATGCACTGTTGCCATTTTTTTATGATAATCGACAGTTTCATTAATTGAACCCATGCTTTCTCTTAATTCAAAAAAATCTTTCATTTTTTTATCCCTTCATAAATTTCTGAATTGAATATTTCGGTGTTGTTGCAGGACTTGCCATCTTACCTAATACTGCAGTCACATAAAAATGATCTGCTCTTTTTTGATATAATTTTTCTATTTCTTTAGTAGATGAAACCTTTGCACCTTTCTTCATCATTGCTTGTGTATCTTTTGCAAGTTTATTTCGTGCATTTAAGAATTTGTTTATGTTTTTCATTTCACTCTTATCAGCATAAACTTTCAATACATTGCCTGCAAATTCTGGTTCACCGTCCATTTCAATATCAGCATCTTCCATTAAGGCACCAAACGTATATTGTGTTTCTCGTTCATAAGCGATATCGACTTTACTAGGATTTTTAATTCCTTCAAACTTTATAAAGAACGTACCAAACTGATCTTCATTCATTTGTTTTCTTAGTTGAAAGAAATCTCTCATTATTATCTCCTACTTAGCATCCACTGCTGTCTTCATAGCTTTCATTAGATTATTCATATCTTTTTTAAGAACCTGAATATACCTACCTCTTTCACCATAATTGATTTGATAACCTATACCACCTTTAAGACGAGTCTTTGTGATCTGTATTCCAAACTTATCATAGACGTCTTCACCTTCTTCGATCTTTTCAGGGTGTAATACCTCGTTAATAGCTCTTCTTAAACTCATTTCATGCTCCCTACTTTTTTCTTAGTGCCAAATTGCTTGGTATCTGCTGGACTAATCATACCTTTCATGCCTGCACCGGGATCAGCTTTACCATGATAGCCTTGAGCAAACCCTGGCTTTAACTTTTTAATCTTACCACCTTTGGCTTTGAAAGCATCAATTGCTTTTTGATGTGCTGCTTTCTCCGCGTCAGACATTGCTTCTTTCATCCTTTTTGGCATCATTTTATTTTTTGCTATGTTAGCTGGATGCATTGGGTGTTTAATACCAAACTTAGATTCTGGATTAGGATCAGCTTTTTTCGGTCTACCTCTTAAATCATTAGGATCAACTATAGTAGCTTCTCTTTTAGCTAATCTTTTTGTAGCCCTATCAATACCGCGTACTCTCATAGCAGCTTTTCTTTCAGGACTTTTCTTATAGTCTTGATCGGGCCCGCCTAATCGACTTATTGCATCTGCGGTACCTTGCTGTTGACCTTTATGATACATATCTCTTGAAGCCTTGCCAATATATTTTGTTGCAAGATTCTTTGATATTTCTTTTACTGTGCTCTCCGATTTAGTGTGCAACTTCAGTTTCGGAAACTTATGCTTAGGTTGACCTGTCTTAAATTTTCCAGCGTCTTTAGTTGTTCCAATAGCTGTCTGACTTAATGAATGAGCATCTTTTGCAGCTTTCTTATATTCTCCTTTAGGATCATAAGAAGATAAATTGCGAGCTTGTATATGAGCAGCATGTGCTTGTTTATGAATATCGATAGCGCGACCGTGCATATCTTCATCATCATAATTATGATTTCCATGATGAAATTCGGAATTATGACGCATAGCGTGGCTTTTATGAGCCTTTGCCATGTCATTATGATAACTAAAGTTTTCGTTAACTGATTCAAATGATTCTTTTTTAGTTTTTCTTTTAGCACCACGAAGATCAGCATCAGCACCGTAATATGTACCTTTACCTTTTCCGATATATGAATTTACTCGAGCCATTCCCCACTGTTGTGGTGTAGTCCCTGGTCTGTGACCTGTTCTCCAAGCTGCCATACCTCTGTTGTATACCTTTTTTAATGTGCCGTAAGATATACCAGACTTAGCTGCTTTCTTTTTGAGTCCTTCATTTTCAAGTAACTCTTCGAAAGTTTTGAATTTAAGCATCTGCTTTACTCCTATTTTTAATTTTTCTTACTTTGGCTCGATCTAACATTCTGGCATGTTTCATCTTATCGACCATTTTTTCTCTTTCTATTTTTTTCTTTGCAAGTTCAACGGCATCTTCACCGTACATTCTTCTATACTTTAATGTATGTTTACTTGGTTTAGTTTTTGCACGTGCATCACCAGGCGCCGGTTTATAAGCGGCTGGATTATCGTCATCATACTTAGAATATTTTTTAAAGTGTGCTAATCTTCTTTTCTTTGTTGCCTTGGATAGACCACCATAATAAGGTGCTGGTTGAGTACCGGGCGCCTTCTTAACATCAGGATCTTGTCTGACTTTTTGATTGCCTTCTTTACTTTTTTTCTTCTCTAACAGCTCAACATCTTGAATCCATTTTCTATATGATTTGCCATTCATCTCAATAATGACATAATTACTTCCAAGGCTGGTAACACTAGCGAGTTCGTCACTGCCCACGACAGTAACATTATCACCAATATTAAACAGATTTCCCTTGACATAGTCCTCTCTTTTCTCAGAGATAGGCTCAAAGTGTAATTTATTTTTATAGTCTTTTTGTTCTTTTAGTCCCATTCCTCGCCTTACGTCGTTATATACTTTTTTAGCTTCATTATTAGAAACACTTCGAGGTAATCCTTGTGAGAATTGTGTAAAGTCTCCATCACTTGCTAATTTTCTCATCTTTGATGCTGACATACCTGAAACATCATCTGCATCTGGATCACGGTCTCCGGCTGAAATTACATTTATCTTACTAAAGTTATAAAGGCCGTGTCTTCCTTTCTTGCCATTATACTTATTCAAAAGTGTTTTAAATTCGTTTACTCTATCTGAACCAACTACCATAGTAACATTTTTAATTCCGTCATTATATATTTCGGTAACTGCATCAAAAACATTCTTAACTTTTTTATTTAGCATGACTTGTCTGGCGTGCTTTGGAAAAAACTTACGAACAGTTTTAACTTTGGTTCTAAAATCCAGTGGATTCTTTTTGTTATCCACACTCTGCGATAAGTAAACGCGATATGAATGCTTGCCTGATTTTTTAGCAAGTTCATTCATTAATTTTTCATGACCAGTTGTAGGAGGATTCATTCGACCGAACGTAAAGTATACAGTCTTTTCTTCTTCAACAAGGTATTTTTTAAATGAGCTTATCATTAACCTTTTTTCCTTTGTACCTCTTTTTTACGTACGTCTTTAAATATCCTCTTCGCTATTCTTTTAATTCTTTGTTGTAAAGCAGGCTTTTCTAATCTCTTTTCAATTTCTTTTTTCCTAGCAAATGTTAGTTCACTTTTTGGTATACCACGAGTTAGTTTCTTTGCTAGCTGTGCTCGAGCCTGACGGTTTGCTCTCTTTTCGAGAGTCTTTTTATTGGCCATCTTTCTACGCGCTCTATCACGGCCAATTTTAATTCTTGTCTTTAAACGCTTCATAAGTCTTGAACGTTTCATTCTTTGCTGTAAATTTAATGCTTCATCAACATCAACTTCTTCTTTATGAATATCCATTCTAGTTCCTGATGGAGTCTTAACATAATTCTTTACTTTATAACCATGCTTCTTTGCAAAGTCTTGACCGTCTTTCTCTTTGTGATAACTCTTCATATGTAAATGTAAATGTTTATCACCAGGTTTTTTAATCATACTTGGAATTTTCTTAACACTCATACTTCCGTCTGAATGTGTTTGAGCATCACGATGTGCATCATCATGATTTATAGCTTCTTCAACTTCTTCTCTCGGATACATTTTAAATACTTTAGCACGAGCTTTATCTAAATACTTTTTCTTATTCATCATGTAATCTCTTGGATTCTTTGCGAGAGTCTTAGCGTGTTTAATTATATCTGTAGGCTTAGTTGGTTTGAGAACCGAAGCTTCTTTTTTTATGACTTCTTTGTCAGTTTTAACCATTCTGATTCCAACCTTTCCATCTGGTTTCAAATACTTTTCTGGTTTTCTATCAGCACTTTGCACTGCATCTTTCATCTGACCGATGGCTTTCTTTCGCATAAATCTACTTACGCCTTTTTTACCTTTTACGGGAACTTTTAAATTTGGAAGTTTTTTATCTGGCTTCATAGAGAGTTCTTTAACATCTTTACTCTCATTACCATGATATTGTTTCTTGCGTTTTTGTGCATAGTATTTGACTGCATCATCTTCACCGGGTTTATAGTCGGTTACAGTCATATGTTTAAAATCTAATGGTGCCATTAGTTCCTCCCTGGCTTGTCCCATCCCTTTAATATATCTGGTGAAAAGTTTGCGTATGAAAATTCCATACGGTCCACAATTTTCACTGCATCACCACCAAGTTTATCAATAGCTACATAACCTTCTTGTCCCGTGGTTTGATAACCATTTTTCGTTTTTAAGAATGTCTGTGCGCTATTAAGCTTATTAAGTATATTTATAATTTTTAATTTTGCAAGAACTATAGATTTCTGCAATTCAAACATCATTTGTAAACTTATTTTATTTTGTGGTGAGAAAAATTTCAATATATCATCAAGTTTTTTTTGTTGAACTGATTTACCTTTTTCAGTCTTTCTTTTATCTATCTCTTTTTGAAACTTTTGTCTTATGTGTTGAATTAGTTTTTCAACGTGGGTTTTGGTGTTACCAATGACTTGGCCTTTTCGTACAAAAGTATTATTAAATGTTTCAATAAGTTGAGCAAGATCTTGATTGCTTTCGAGAGTACGTAAGGTACTACCAGAAATTTTATTAAAAATCCTGCCAGCATTGCTAAGATGTGCATTAACTTCCTCCGTATCTTTTTTATTCATAGTGAACTGAGTCATATCTCTCAACATTGCATCTTGTGACCAAACATTTTTACTATTGCGAAACTTACTCGTATCAACACCGTAAGATGCTTTCATAGTTTCAAATGAAGAACCTTTATAAGTAGTATGCCATACTATTCCAATCTTTGCTGCCTTTACTTTCTTAGCCGCCTCAGTACCTGAAGGAACTGCATACACAATCGTATTTGGATGAAACGTTACATAAGGTTTACCTTTTAATTTTTTAGTTCTGACTTCACTCGAATCAAATAAAAAGTCACCTTGCACTACACCTTTAATGCCGAGTTCAGGTAAATATTTTAATGCGGCTTTTAATTTAGCATTAAGATCACCACTAGTATCGTCGTCAACGTCAGAATTAGTTTTGTACACCTTTGGAGATTTGTTGAAGATCCCTTTCTTAGCAACAAAAAATTTACCGTCACGAGGATCAATACCAGCGAAAACAGCGGGTGCACCGTCCCACTTAACGCTAACGTTTCCATCTTTAACTCCTGCTAACATATCTCTTAATGAACGTAATGCAAGTATTGCTTGCCTTGTTCCATCAACTCCACCATAAAGAACTTTGTCTTCGATATGAGTCATATGAGTATTTTTTTGTTCTGATATAAATTCTTTAAAATTCATTATTGATAAACTTTCGCATATATTGATGATTCTTCAAGTGTTGATCCAGCATAATTTACCATGTCGGTTATAACTAAATCTGCCTTACCATTCTTTGCATTTACAACTAGTGGATGCAACACATATATACCGGCAATTTTACTGTGTATATCGCCTGCACTCTTTGTTGTAAAACCATTCATCCATTCTTCTTTACTTACTTCTGGATGTATTTTCTTAATCATATTGTATAATGGCATTGCAAATTTTGATTTCTCACCTTTTTGTTTTAAATCAAGTGCTTGTGTTTTTAAATCTTGATTAGTTGGAAGTCTTATGTTCATTCTTTTCTTTAGTGAATCAGATATCTGGCCATAGCCACCGCCTCCACCACGAGCAGTCTTTAACTCAAGTTCAAAAGTAAGAGCTGCAAATTGAGATTTGTTACGTATCGCTGCGGTTCCACCATTAAAAAATACTTTTGAACTTTTACTTCTCCAGATGTCGCCGCCTTTACGTTTAAACACCGCCATTGAACTACCACTCATAAATTTATATTTGTAACGACTAGCATCTTTATTTTTAATTTCAAGTTTTAATGCATTTTCTCTAGTTACCTTTTTTAATGATATGCCTATTAATTTTCTTGAATTAAACAATTCAATAAGTTTTAAATTAAGTTCTTGAATTGAGGTATTTGGAAGTTTTGAAGCAATTGATTTATCTGTAGTAGCCCATATATCTCCAGGGTTCCACTTATCATGTTCAATTTTAGAAAGTCCAGAATTTTTAACTGTAACATCTTTTACTTTATAAATGTCTTTCATTGTACTATCGTTACGATGAAATGTCATCTTATCATTAATTAACTTTTCTTTTACTAATCTCTTTGCGGTCCAATAACCTGAATAATGCCATGATGGATCGAGTTCCATAACTTGTTCAAACGTAGCACCTACTACAGAAGTCGCTCTATAAGCTTTCTTAAGATCAGATGGCTGTATAGATTCGAAAGAAGCATCTATATTATTAACCATGTGTTCACAATAAACACATTGCATTATTTCAGCTCTAGCAGTTTGTGCATCACCGCCACCACGTCCGCCTTGATCGCCACCAAATACTTTTGATTTACCTATTTCATTTGATTTGATTATGCCTTTATTGGTTACAAGGTCTTGTGTCTTCTTTTCTTTTTCTAACCGATCTACTGCTGCTCTATTTTCCGGTGTATTTTTAACTATAATTTCAGTTCCATCGACTTTAGGCATAGCCTCACCAGACTTTATTAGTAATTTTAATATGTCTATGCGAGGTGTCTTAGTATTCGAGTTATCTTTAGCCCATTCACCGGGAGGCATAGCTGATAACTTCATGCGCTCCTCCAAATATCTCATGTATGATTTGAATCTTAACATACTTCTATTTATAATAGTTCAGAGCTTAAAAAAGCGCCCGTAAGGACGCGTCATTAAGTTAATTGAATTTAAAATTTAGCTAAGAACCTAGCGATATGATGAACCCATGGTAATAACATTATTGACATGAAAAGATTGGCACCGCTGTGTGCCATTGCAATTCTTAATGTATCACCTTTCGGCATTCCGTCTGATACGAAGAAACCTG